CATTCACACCATGAACCCACTGCACACGGTTCTCCCTGACGCGGCACCTTCCGGTTGGGCTGAGCGCTATCTCTTCAACAGCGCCATCCTCTCCGAGTGGTGTCACGAGCACGATCTCGATGACATGCACGCCACCTTCATCGCGGCGGGCATCCCCTACACCGTCCAGTACGTCCCTCCCGCTGTCCGCGCTACTGACAGCGACTGGTACGACGAACCGCGCTCCATCGAGTCCCGTAACTCCTTTGCGCAGTACCAATGACTAGCGCTAACGAGCTACAGCAGCTTCTCGATCAAGCCCTAACCAACGACATGCACGAAGAAGACGCCACCGAGTTCCTCGAAGACCACGGCATTCCCTTCTTCTCCCACAACCGTCAAACACTCATCACCCTCGCCTACCGCAACGGCTGGAGACCCCAATGACTTCCCCATCACTGCCTCCCTTCATCACACGCAGCAACCGCCGCATTTATTCCCGCACCACATCACTCGCTTCCGTGCCGTCTCGCCCACACCGCAAACCCTCCAAACCACAATCCTTCCTTGATCGTCATGGCGAAGTCATCTGCTTCATCTGGTCTTGTCTCCTCATCGCTGCTCTCATCCTCGCTGCCTTCTCTTGACGCCAAATTAGATCGTCTCGTCCTACTAAAACAACTTGTCAAAGAGCATCAAGCTGAAATCGATGCCATCAACGACGACCTCGATCAGCTGGTTGAATCAGGTGAAGCTGAAACTGAAATCGTTTGGAACGATCACAAGATCACTCGTCGCTCTCGTAAGTCCTACACCTACCCAGACCACATCCTCGAACAACGCGAACAGCTCAAAGCATCCGAGCGACTATCGGTCGCCTTGGGCGAGGCCCAGGTAACCCTTAAATACTTCTGGGAAGTCCGTGGCGCATGACCCCACACGACCACCAGCCCTGTTGGCTCATCACCCTCACCGGCACCTACCTGACACCACACGGCACCTTTTCCGACAATCCCTCAGAAGCACTCACCGCTGAACGCTGGTACCTACAACGCCAACAATCCCGTCTACCAGTCGCCACACTAATCATCCGAGCCCTATCACCCCTCAATGGAAGGTCGCAGACGCGTTGAGATCTACCTCTCTGATCAAGAACGCAATTGCCTCGACAATCAAGCTGCCTCTCTCAAAATCACTCGCGGCCAACTAATTCGTGAACGTGCTCTCGGTGCTGTCGCTCCCTCACCCGTTGACCTCAGCACCTACCAACGCGCCATCGATAACGCAGCTCGAACCGTCTCCGGTATCCCACGCTGTCAACTCGAAGCCATCGTCGCTGCCGTCATCACAACCGTCGCCGCAGCCTGATTGCATCACCTTCGATGTCATCGGCATGGAGCCGGCGACACAAGGCAGCAAGCGTGCCATGCCCAACGGCATCATGCTCGAAACCAACAAACGCCTTCGCCCCTGGCGCTCTCATATCACTGATGCCGCACTATCAACTAACCACCCCCTAACCACAGCCCCAGTCTCCATCTCAATCACCTTCCGCTTCCTACGCCCTAAAGCCCACTTCAACAAGTCCGGCCTATCTCCTAAGGCACCATCCCACCTAACCTCCAAACAGAAAGGCGACATCGACAAGCTATCCCGTGCGGTTCTTGATGCGCTTACTGGCACACTCCTTCACGATGATTCGCAGGTGGTTCAGCTCTCAGCACACAAGCGCTACACCACCACCAACGAACGCCCAGGTGCACTCATCACCATCATCCCCCTCTCGGCAACCTAACTCAGCCAACCTTGGCACCATGGAACCATGGTCTGTAGTAGCTGAATACCCCTACACCGGTGAACCATTCGGTCTCGTCTTCAATGACGACTCCACCATGGCCGAAGCTGAATACATCGCTCGTCAACTCCTGTCTACCTTCCGTCTCACCGGCCTCTACCTACCTACCGCCGCTCAAGACAACCTCGAAGGTAACTACGTTTTCATCTTCACCGTCTCACCCGAAACCCTCCCACGCATGGGTACCATCTGGGCCTACAGCCTCGCAGACGCTGAACTGCGCCTCGAAGTCCTAGCCTCTGATGGCACACTCTTCATGCCCTCCCCCGGTTAAACTCCGGCCATGGCAAACATCTCAGAGCTGAAGTTCGACCATAAGAATGCACGCAAGCGCACAGATAGTTCCGCACGTCTAATACAGGAATCCCTGCAGCGCTACGGTGCCGCACGTTCCATCGTCATTGACGAAGACAACCGCATCCTGGCCGGTAACGGCACCATCGAAGCGGCCAAGGCACTAGGGCTAGCAAAGCTAAAGGTCGTTGAAGCTGACGGCGACGAGATCATTGCGGTCCGCCGCTCTGGTCTGTCCGAAGACGACAAGGTAGGCCTAGCCTTGGCCGACAACCGCGCCGCTGAACTCTCTGACTGGGATGCCGAGATGCTGCAGCAGCTCAGCAAAGAGCACGACATTGCCCCATGGTTTGAGCAGGAAGACCTTGAGGCTCTACTTGAGCAAGCTGAGCAGCTAGAGCCCGTTGAAGGCAAAACCGATCCCGATGAAGTACCTGAGGCACCCCAAGCCCCGATCACAAAGCCCGGTGACCTCTGGATCCTCGGCAACCATCGCCTCCTCTGCGGCGACAGCACCAAGATCCAAGACGTCGAGCGCTTGATGGATGGAAACAAAGCACAGACATTTTTCATTGATCCTCCTTATGGTGACAACGTTGGAGGATTGGAGCCTAAAAAGGCTTCTGAGCGAATTCTTGGCAAAGGACTTGTAAAGCGTGTTTCCTTCATTGCTAACGACAAGGAAATTGACTGGCTTGAGGATGTCTTCAATCTGATACCTGCGTTCCTTGAGCAAGAGAACACTAAAATGGTGTTTTGCAAATGGGATCGTTTAGAACAGGTCAAGCAAATGGCAGCAGCATGGGGAGAGCCATCTGCACTCTGTGTTTGGGATCGGGTTCGCAAAGCATCAGCCTTTTTTCGCTTCCAGCCTCAACACGAACTCTGTTGGCATTGGGGCAACCAGTCAGATAAAAAGGAGCAGGCAGGGCTTTCTAATGTTTGGCGAGTGCCCAAAGAGCTTGAACTCAAAGAGCTTCATCCCACAGTTAAACCGATTGACATTATCGAGCCTGCGCTTCGTGTTACCACCGATCAAAGCAAAATAGTTTTAGACCTTTTTGGAGGCTCTGGAACAACCTTGATTGCGGCTGAGCGTTCCAAACGCCACGCTTACCTCATGGAACTCGACCCTGCCTACTGCGATGTCATCGTCAAACGCTGGGAAGACTTCACAGGTAATACCGCCGTCTGCCAACCTTCCGCTGATCACTTCATCGCGGAGCAACAGGAGGCCTTCTAATGGCGGCAAAAGGCACCACCAAAGCTGAAACGGAACTGCGTGCTCAGCGCTTCGCACGCATCATCGCTAATGGTGGTCGCCGTTCTGACTGCATCCGCTACGCACAGGAAAACTGGGGGGTTTCTGAAGACACCTGCGATAAATACCTCCGCATGGCGCGGGACCAGATGAAGGCTGACTGGGACCTAGAGCGCCCACAAATGGTCGCTGATCTTCTGTCCCAGTGCTCAACTCTTCAAATGGAAGCCCGGCGCGCTGGCCAATATCACATCGCTCTGGGTGCCATTAACACCGCTGCACGACTGGCCAAAATCTGCTCGTGACCATACTTGCGGAATCAAGTGGGCACGTCCTTTTTGAGGATGGGGTCACTCTCAAAGACACAAGCAGTCTCCTCGCTCGCATCTACTCAGACCTGCACCCCAAGCAGCAGGCCTTCATCGACGACACCGATCACAAGATCGTTGCCCTCTGCGCTGGCTACGGATCCGGTAAAACCCGAGCTTTAGCCGCCAAAGCCGTCAACCTTGCCATCGCTAATCAAGGCTTCATCGGTTGCGTTATGGAACCAACCGGTCCACTGATTCGCGATATCTGGCAAAACGACTTCGACGACTTCCTAGAGGCCTACGACATCCCTTTCACCTTCAGGGCATCCCCGCTCCCGGAATACATCCTGCACCTGCCAGGTGGTGATACCAAAATCCTGTGCCGTTCCTTCGAGAACTGGACACGCCTCATCGGCCTCAACCTGGCCTGGTGTCTGGCAGACGAGGTGGACACCGTCAATAAGACGCTGGCGCAAAAGGCCTTCACCAAGATCCTTGGCCGCCTTCGCTCAGGCAACACCCGCCAGTTCGCTGCCGCTTCTACACCAGAGGGCTACAGCTGGCTCTACCAAAACTTCGGTACTGAAGAAGCCCTAGCCCGTGATGACCGGCATCTCATCAGGATGCGCACCTACGACAACCCGCACCTGCCGCCGGACTTCATCGAAACACTGAAGGCCAACTACGACCCAAGCCTGCTGCTCGCCTACCTAGAAGGCCAATGGGTCAACCTGACAACAGGTCAGGTCTACGACCGCTTTGACCGTGACAAGCACGTTCAACCTGTCACCTGGGATGTTGATGAAACCATCCTGCTAGGCGTTGACTTCAACGTTGGCAACATGTCCGGCATCCTCGCCGTTCGTCGTGGCAACACCCTCCACATCTTCGATGAGATCAGCGGTGCCCATGACACCGACAGCCTTGCCCAAGAGGTACGCCGTCGTTACGGCAAAGCACGCATCCTTGGTTACCCAGACGCCTCAGGCGCTGCACGCAGCACCAACAGCTCCCGCAGCGATGTAGCCATCCTTGAGGCCTACGACATCAACAACATGGCCCCCAAGGCCAACCCACCAGTGCGTGACCGCATTGCAGCCGTTCAAGCCTTGTTGGAAAACGGCAAAGGTGATGTGCGCCTGTTCGTTGATCCAAGCTGTAAGCGCACTATCGAGTGCCTAGAGCTGCAGAGCTACAACGACAAGGGAGAAGCAGACAAGGAAGCCGGTTTTGATCACATGAACGATGCACTCGGCTACATCGTGCATCGTTGCTTTGAAGTCGGACGTGCCACGAGCGGCAAAGCTGTACGTGGTCTCAGGCTTTACTGACCGGAAACCTAGACCTAAAAGAACCGGTGCATACACTCGCTGCCACAACCAATCTGAACCTGGCCTTGACCACAATCAAGGATTTACAGGTTCACGATCCAGGCATTGCTTGGCAGCGCATGGAACCCCGCTGGCGGCTCATTGAGCAGCTCAGCCTTGGCACCCTCGGCATGCAAGCTGCAGGACGCCGTTACCTGCCGCAGGAGCCCAAGGAAGAAGACGAGAGCTATCAGGCACGCTTAGCCCGTTCGGTCTGCCCGCCTTACTTCCTGCGTCTTGAGCAGATGCTGGCCGGAATGCTCACCCGCAAACCGGTGCGCCTGGACAACGTGCCAGATGTGATCCAAGAGCATCTCTACGACGTTGATCTGAGCGGTGCAGACCTGAACGTCTACCTGCAAGACCTAGCGCGTAAGGCCATCCGCTACGGCCACGTTGGCGTGCTCGTCGACTTCCCTCGCGGTGATGAAGGTGACGACTCACCCGTCACAGACTTCAGTCGCCCTTACTGGGTCAGCTACACACCACGCGACATCCTTGGCTGGCGCACGGACGTGGTCAACGGCACCCAGCAGCTCACTCAGCTTCGTCTCCGTGAGCAGGTCGTCGTGCCCTACGGCGAATTTGGCGAAGAGCTCGTTGAACAGGTTCGTGTCCTAGAGATCGGCCGCTTCCGTCTGTACCGCAAGCAAGCGTCCCAAAACCGTGACTGGGAACTGATCTCTGAAGGCAACACAACGCTCGATCAGATCCCGTTTGCGGTGGCCTATGCGAACCGCACCGGCATCCTCGAATCCACACCGCCGCTAGAGGAAGTCGCCTGGCTCAACCTCAAGGCCTTCCGCGCTGAGTCTGATCAGGCCAACATCCTGCACGTCGCTGCCGTACCTCGATACAACCTCTTCGGTGTACCGGCAGAAGTCGATGAGCTAGAGGCTGGCCCCAACTCGGCCATGGCATTTCCTGTTGATGCTCGCGCTGAATTCACCGAACCCACCGGCACCAGCTATCAAGCGCGCTTCACCGAGCTGGACCGCATCGAAAAGCAGATCGCTGAGCTGGGCCTGGCTGCTGTCTTGGGTCAGAACATGACCAACCAGGCTGCCGAGTCCAAGGCCATCGAACGCAGCCAAGGTGATGCAGCCCTGCAAGCAGTGGCTATCGGCCTTCAGAACCTGATCGATACCTGCCTGCAGTTCCATGCGGCCTACCTGAACCTGCCAACGTCTGGCAGCAGCATGGTCAACAACGACTTCGTCGCTCGCACCCTTGAGCCTGCTCATGTTGCAGAGCTGATCAAGCTGCGCATGAACGGAGACATCACCCAAGAAACGCTGCTGATTCAGCTGGCCGATGGCGAGTGGCTCTACGACGACTTCAACGTCGATGCCGAGATCGAAGCCACGGCAGCACAGCAAGCACAACGGATGGACGCACAGGCTGCACAGCTTGATGCCAACCTCCAGCAGCTTCAAGCCTGACGGAAAGCTAAACAGCAACCTTGACCCTGTGGGTCTTCATGCCTGAAAACGACACCGCTCCTGTGGAGCAGTCTTCATCCTCCGTTGATGCTTCCGCTCTACAAGCTGAAATCGAAGCACTGCGCCGTAAAAACACCGAATTGCTCGACGAGAAGCGCAAGCTTCGTAAGTATGAGCAAATGGCATCTGAGTTGCCCGATGGCACCGATGTCAAAGGTCTATTGGAGTTCAAGCAACGCGCTGAACAAGCTGAGCTAGAGCAAAAAGGCGCCTATTCCGAAGCTCGCCAAAAACTGGAGCAGCAGTTCCGTGACCGTGAGGCACAACTGCAGCAACGGCTCGAAAGCCTAGAAGCTGAGAACCGCGAGCTCAAACTGATCGGTCCTGCTGTTGCAGCCCTGGCTGACACCGTGCATGACCCTGATGAAGTGATCCGCCTCAAGCTGAAGCCTGATCAGATTGAACGTGAACCCGATGGCACGGTCGTCGTTGTCGAGGGTTATCAACGCACACCGATTGGTGAGTGGGCACGGACAAGCCTCCCTCAATATCGGCTCAAAGCACCTAAGCCTCAAGGTACAGGTGCACCTGTAGGCCGCAGTGCTGGTGGTGGTGAATTGCCAGCTGGCAGCAAAAACCCATTCAGCCGTGAGCATTACAACCTCACAGAACAAGCACGGATCTACAAAACCGATCCTGAGTTGTATGCGCGCCTTAAAGCTGCAGCGGGTAAGTAAACCTTTTGTGGCATACTTAAGTCATTAGGGAAGGCTGTGCTGACCCATTGGCCTGTGGCCGCCAACAGCAAACCTTTTTCTGGAGAACACCATGGCTGCCACTGTGCGGTCTGATGTGGTCATCCCCGAGATTTTTACTCCTTATCTCGAAGAGGCCACTACTCGTCGTAATGCTTTCCTTGCCTCTGGCGTGGTGCAGCCTCTCGCTGCCCTCAATGGCGATGAAGGTGGTGACTACATCAACGT